TTTGTATTATAAATAATTAATTCTTGTATATTACCTATAAAATCACCTTCACCAGCATAGATACCGCCTATAGCTGTTTTGGAGGAAATTGCTGTTTGTGAATAATTTAATCCTGTTTGTGTGTTTATGCTATTTTCATAAACTTTCCCGCCTGTTGTTGAATTTAATTCAAAATGCACCAACTTATGACCTTCCAGTATTCCTGTTCCTTCGATGCTATTAACTGGGTCTAAATAAGCTGCGTATTCAAAAACTTCGATAATTAATTGACCCGTTTCTGAATGTAAAAGATACCCCGTTTCAGCAACTGTTTTATTTCTGACATAGAACATATAGTAATCACTCGCATTGCTAATTGTTGCCGTTGTAGTAAAAGTTTTACTACCATCAAATTCAATTGTAGGTTTTCCGTTTTCAAGTACAATTCCGTTTGCACTATCAAATATTTTAGGCTGTCTTGATGCTGTTGTATTTGTCACATTAAAACCGTTGCCGCTTTGGTCGTACCACGTTGCCACAAATCCATCCGTGCCGCTGCAAAATGTGTTCAATGTGTCCGTGTCCAATTCGCCATCAATAAAACCGATTGATTGAGTTGCATTATCACTTGCCCTTCGCACCACAATCGCATCCCCGGTATAATCTGTATTTAACAAACGTAATGAATACGCCGCCGCCGCACCGGGATATTCATCCAAAACGCCAGTCAATGACTGGCTTACCCAAAAAAATAGGCATCCAATTCGGCAATTAAGTCTTGTGCATCACCAGAAAACGCCACACCGCCAATTGATGTGATTTGCGAAGGTGTCAAACGAATTGTTTGTGTTGGGTTGAATTTGTGTTCATTGATGACATTTGCAATATAAACAACCGTGTCATCATCCGCATCCAAATACACTGTTTTTGCACGGCTTATTTGGTGCAATATGTTATCCGATGAATCCAACAACCGCACATTGCCTTTTGCTGTCTTTGTGATTTTTGAAATCGTTGCCATTTCTTTATTTTTTTAGTTTTTCAACAATCCTTTTTCCTTCCATTTGTCAATCCGTTTTTGTTGAATTGCCAAATCCTTTTTTATCAATTTACGCATCACATTTTTATCCGTTTTGCGTGTCGTTTTATCACTTGCCAATTCAAACAATGAACGTGGATTTTTTATGCGTTTTTTGCTGTCGTGCGGCTTCACGGTAAAGAATGAAACCATCCGTGTGCGTTCCCAATTCGCCAATTGTCTTTGTTCTTCCAACTTAAAGAACGCCTCAATCACATCCAACACTTCATGCAAATAGCAATAATAAAATTCATGAACAGACATTCCAACCTGCCCAATACAAATTGCAAACAGTTTTTGAACGGTTAATTCTTCACCCCTTTCTTCACTGTTTTCAATTGCTTTTTTTCGGTTTGATCCATTTTGTTCACCGAACGTGTGAATGCTTCCGTGAATATTCCCAACGCTTCAAAATCCATCATTTCCATGTCTTCACGGCTAAATGGCAAATCCTTCTTTTGTATTTCATGACCAACGGCTAATGCGTGGAAGAAATACGGAATCAAATCCGCACCGGCAGACAAATCACCGGATTGCATTAATTGAAACACTTCATTGATGCTTTTGCCGGATTCAATTGCACCTAATCTTAACGCCTTCATGTTGAATGCAATTGGCAATTTTACATTGTTTAACTCTACAAAATCAACTTTTGCAAATATCATTTTTATTGCTTTTAATCATTTAAAAAAAGGTGGCAACCGCAGCCGCCACCGCTTCACTAACTATTAAAACCCATTAAATTATGAAACTACACTATCACTGTCCATGTTGGTTCACCAGTAATTAAAAATTCACCACTGAACGTAACAATTTCATTATCTGAAACACTCAATTCAATTGAAGTGATGTTGGCCGTTCCGCCAAATTCATAATCACCAGCGTTTTCATTTGAGATTAAAACGGAAACCGTTGAACCCGCTTTCATGTCTTCAAAGAATTGTTGGAATCCTTCCGCAGCATCAAAACGATGCATGCCATCAAAAGAAACCGTTGAACCCATCCGCCCCATTATGTTTGTGCGGTATTTGCCGGAACTTTGGTTGGATGTGTCCAATGTGTCTGCATCGGTTGAAACCGTGATTGATGTCAAATATCCAACTTCAACGGTGTCAACAAACAATTTCATGTCCGTTCCGTTGATGTAGTTTGTTGTTTGTGCCATGACTTTATTTTTTTAGTTGATCAATTAAAATTCTTCAAATTCGTTTTCAAATCCTTTTGGTGTCACGTCATCAACCGATGATGGCAACACCTTTTTCAGTTTGATAGATTCTAAACCCGTAACGGTTGCAATGCCATCTTCAATCAATGCTTCCGCAGTTTTATAATGAATGCCGGAAACCGTTCCTGCCTTTGTTGTTTTGCTATTGATTGGATTCTTCCAATCCTTCAGAAATGTAATATCCATAATCTATTTTTTAAATAAACATTTGAACGGAAAAATCCAACGCAATCATGAACACTTCATTTGTTTCATCATACCCCAAATCATTCCGGTCATCAAATCTAATATTTTTATAATTGTAATCACTGCCGCTAATTGTTATTGTGCCGGATTTGCCATTCAATGCCACAATCACCGCATCCGCTAAATTCTGAACCGCATCATATGATCTTCCAAAACAGCTGATTTGAACCATCACAATATCGGTGTTGATGTCCATTGCGTTTGTCTTCACCGGATTTGTTTGGAAAACCGTATATGTCAACACCAAATCCAATGAAACATTTTTTGGCACTACATTAGGAAATATTTGCGTTGTTAAACTGTTAACACCTGCATTTCCCTTTAATAAATTATATATTACAACATCCGCCCGCATTTAGAACAATTTTGCAATTTCTTTTGACAAATATTTTTTTGCACCTGCTTTCAACTTCATCTTCACACCAGAACGGGATGCTTCACGTGCCTTTTCAATGAACCGTGTTGCAGATTGATAAACCGTGCCATAATTTACAAACCTGTAATAAAACGCACGGTGTCTTCTCGTTACCTTCTTAACACCTTCCGCTTTAAATACTTTTGAATCTTTTGCCACAATTGGACCCACCAAAATGGTGCGTGAATTTTTTGCCGCTTTGAAGATTTGAATTGATTTCTTCAAATTGCCCGGTTGCACTCTTTTATATGTTTTGCCGCCATCTTTTATTTTGTGTGCGGCTTTTGATTGCGGTGCGAACTTTTGCATGTTTTGTTTGGCAACCACCGCAGATTCTGCCAATATCTTTTCAAAATCGGTTTTGTTCAATGCCGCAGGCAACAAACGCAATTTGCGGATGATCATTTGAATTTCCCTATCTGTTTGAAGATTGTTGCCGGAAAACTCTTGAAAACTTTGCCCGTTTTGTGCATATCTGAACCGTGCCATCTATTGATTGGATTTGAATTCACATTTCAACATCATCCATGTTTGCCATGCCTCGTTTGTCATTTCTTCCGCACTGATAATGTCAATCATTTTGTTTCTGTATTGCACCCTATATGATGAAACATCAAACACCAAATCATCAATGTAACGAATTACAAAATCCATTTTTTGTGTTTGCGTTGCAATGTCGTCTTTGTCATTTTCCGTTCCGCTGCGGTTCACCATCTTTGCCCAAACCGTGGCATAATTATTCCAAACCATCGTTTGTTCACCGGTGCGTTCGTTGATGGAAACGGTTCTTTTCTCAATTGCAATCCGATGTTTCAATTCACCAATTTCCATTGTTCAAATGATTTGCCGTTAAAAATTCCGCATGAAACTTCCCAGATTTGCCAATGAATTCCACATCATCCACCACCGATGCAACCAACGGTTTTTCATCATACAATTCCCGGAAATCATCCATTGCCTTCAATATATCACCAACCACCAAATCTTTGTGCAAAATCACAATGCGTGGATTGTTTTCTTCCATTGTGTCAATTAATCCCATTGAATTATTGACATACAACACCCGTTCACAACCAAAACATTCAACCCCTAAACTCAAAAACCCTTTGACCTTTTTCCAAAACGATTGATGGAAAAACAACATTTCATTGATGACAATTATAAAATCCGCTTTATGTAATTCTTCAATTGGCACGGAAGTAATCCACCGCCCTGCAAACTTTGGTGATGTGTCCACAACTTCAAATCCGTGTTGTTCAAACTGCCGCACCAAATGCATTAATTTATCATACCCAACTTTGAAGGTGATGTTTAAAAATACTTTCATATCATTGCCGCTTTGTAAGGTTGCAACAAATGTTCACTAAGCGAAGGCAGGTTTTTTATTTTATCTTCACGGTTGTTGTATAGATAACCGATGATTAATAAAATAGCCTGTTTAATAGCCGCAGGTACATCCGCAGCCGTCGCCCCAAATCCTGCATTGTAACGCACCAAAACACCGTTTGCACGGTCTGAATCATACGTTGGAAATGTAACATTTGGCATCAAACAAATGCGTGCTTGTTTCCTGTAATTATCCACCAAATATTGCGATGCGTTCCATGTTTGCAAATCACCATTTTCATCATAGTATTTCACATAATCAACGGAAGACACATTGCCAACCATCAAATAAAAACAATCATTCTTTTGGAATCCACCCTTTGGAAACCTATCAAAAACATCTTCCACCACCGTGTCAATGAATTTGATGCCACAATATTCTTCCGCACTTTGCCTTGCGGCTTCAATCAATGTTTCAATCAATGCATCATCTGCCGTGACACCATCCATTTTCAAATGCAATTTGGCTTCATTCAATGTGACCGGTTCAACCGATGCTGCGGTGATGATTTTGTGACTTTGTGGAATGAATATCATTATTTTTTGGCTTTTGTTGTTTTTGTTTTGCGTGTCGTTTGTGCCGGTGTGTTGACCGCTTTTTCAATCGTTGGTGTTTCTTCCACTACGGTGCAAAAATTGCATGAAATCAAATATTTTGCCCGTTCATCCGTCACTTCATAAACCTTCCCTTTTTTGTAACTTCCCAAAGGTCCAACAATGTTCTTTGTGATTTTTATCTTCATGATTCATGATTGATGACAACACGGCAGTTTCCCACCGTGTCATCTATTCAAAAAAAGTAGCTATGGAATTTGAT